GCACGGGTGAAGAAGGAGTAACCGCGGACCAAGGATCAATTAGCGGGTTTGATGTAAAACCATTCATTCCCCCTGGAGCACGGATCGATGAAGATCCTTTAACTCTAGGTGACATTGGAAAAGGGATACAAACAACCGCAGAAACGGCTTGGCCGTACATGGTGCCTGGTGTTGGTGAATATCTTTCTCAAAAAGATTATCAACATTTCACTTCTGAAGCGGAACAAGCATGGGAAAAAGGAGAATATCCATCTTGGCTTGGTGCAACTATTCTTGGATCAGTAGCCCTTGGTGGTACAATTCCAAACTGGACCGTGGTCGGTGCTGTACCGAACGTGGCTCTTGGTATTTATAAAGGAGCAAAGAAAGCCTTAACATCAACTCCAAAAAAGATTGCGCAGAAACCTGTCGTTGAAATGGAGAAACGTTATATTATTAAAGATGAATCAGGGACTAAAGTTTACCAAACAAAAAGTCCTGATGATGCTGATCAAAAAGTTCTTGTTCTAAAGGATAAGGAAAATAAAAATTTTACTGTCGAAGAAATTAATGTTGCAAAAAAAGCAGAAAAACCAAAAAAGACAAAACAAGAACTTGTTCATATTCCAACAGTAGGAGCAGATGATATTATTGGTGCAGGAAACAATAGACTTTTCTATTCAAAGATGGATCAATACATGCAGGGAACGAACGGTAATATCCGTGTTAAAACAGGAGCATCGGGAAATGTTGCTGACATTCCAATTAACGAAGTAAAGTTAAGTGCAAAGGAATGGCATGACTCTTTTCGTGCAGCGGGAATTAAAGAAAGTGAATTGGTGGATTCATATATTCGTCAATACCTTAATAAAAAAGGAGGATTTACAAATGGTAAATTTACCAACAATCAACCGATTGCATATGCGGAAATAAAAGAATTACTTGATGGATCACCATCAAAATTTGTTCAAGCATCAAAATATAGTGATGCAGACGGCAATTTAAAATATGCTGATAGTGGACGATCAAGTGGTTATAAAGACGGGACACGAGAAGAACATGTCCTTTGGATGGATTCCAAAGATATTCGAGGCGATGTACAAACATTACCAGAAAACGTTGCTCGATATGAAGGACATAGAGATATTCGTAAAGTAGAGACTGATGTTAATTTTAATGCAAATAATAAATTAGAAGGAGAGCCTTATGTTATAGGATGGTCTCTTGTTGATGATAGACCAGGGAAACTGGCTAACGGAAAAAATGTAACCGTAACAACGGCTAATGAAATTCAATCAGACTTCTTGCAAAAAGCTGCATCATTAAAAGCAAACTTAAAAAAGGATTTAAGAAACACCCTTCAAGCAGGGAATACTTCAACAGCAGAGGCAATAAAAAAGAAACTTGATAATATATTTAGACAAATGCCTTTAACATCGGCAGAGATAAAAAGTTACACAGCGCAAATAGAACAAGCAAGTAAAGTATTTGATGACGTAGCAAAGATGGATTTAAACCTAGTGGACGATGCTGTCATGAGACAATTAGATGATGCCGCAAAAATACGTGATGAAGCACTTGCTAATTTAAATAAATTTATTGATGACATCGATCCAAAAGACCTATTTCCAAATATTCCGTTTAAAGATCAAAAAGACTGGGTATCGTCTCTCATTAAAAATGACCTTGCTATTGCTGCAAAGAAACGATTCTACTTTGATGAAAATGGTGTCTTGCAAGTAAATAAAAATGCACCATCTCACTATTCAGTAGCACCAAGTATTACACAAAAAAAGAGATGGAGTGTTGATACGAATAAAGGAATGAATGTTCCACCTAATATGAGAACAACAAAAGAGCACGGTAAAGCCGTGGCTTATGATTTGGAATACGGTGGTCCAAATGTTACTGATCCAGCAGGAAGGCACTTTACAAGTAATGCTGAGGAAACTTTAAGAAAAATATCTAGTGCTAAAAATGCAGAGTTTTCCATAGGAAAAGTAAAACACGGTAATGAAATGGTAGATTCTTTCCTTATTGAACTTACACCAGAAATGTTGACACCGTACGTACAATACTTTAAACATGGAGGTCTGGTGGAAAAAATACCTCAGTATAATCCATTAAAATCTGTCCTTGATGTACTAGGACCAATAGGAGCATACTAATGGCAAGAAAAATTGAAAAAGATTATCCAAACGTTGATAAAGCATTATATGCTAATCCAAGAGATGCGTTTGAAATAGAAGAAGTAGGTCAAACAATAGAATTCCCTGAAGAACAACAAGAAGGAACAGGACCTCAAGTTATTAACGAAGAGGATGGAGGAGCAACATTAGACTTTAACCCTCAAATGCGTGCCCAAGAAGGTTCATTTGAAGGCAACATAGCTGAATGGCTTGAAGACGGTGTTCTTGATAAAATATCATCTGATCTTCGTTCTAATTTTGAAGATGATAAAAATTCTCGATCGGATTGGGAAAAAGCTTATACCGAAGGACTTGATCTTTTAGGATTTAAGTATGAAGAACGTGCTAAACCTTTTACAGGAGCAACGGGTGTTACACATCCATTACTTGCAGAAGCGGTAACCCAGTTTCAAGCACAATCTTATAAAGAATTACTCCCACCTGGTGGACCTGTTCGAACAGAAATTTTAGGAGATTCAACACCAGAAGTAGAACAACAAGCTGAACGTATTAAAGACTTTATGAATTATCAGGTCACTTGCATTATGCAAGAGTTTGACCCTGAGCTTGATCAAATGTTATTTCACTTACCATTAGCAGGATCAGCTTTTAAGAAAATTTATTATGATGCACAATTAGAGAGAGCTGTATCAAAATTTATTCCAGCCGAAGATTTGATTGTTCCGTATTTTGTTTCTGATTTAGAATCATGCATGCGTATTACACATGTTGTGAAAATGAAAAGAAATGATTTACGTAAGAATCAAGTTTCAGGATTTTATCGTGATGTAGAATTACAACCATCAAAAGTTGATATTTCTGATTCAAAAGATAAACAAGATAATATTCTTGGTGTTGAACAAGTTTCTTTTAGTGAAGAAGAATTTAATCTATTAGAGATGCATGTCGATTTAGACATACCAGGTTTCGAAGATAAAGATGAGACAAATAATCCAACAGGTATTATGTTACCTTATATTGTTACGATCGATGAAGATTCAGGAAAAGTTTTATCAATTTACAGAAACTGGAGACAAGGTGACGGATCAAGGAAAAAGAAACAGTATTTTACACACTACAAGTTTTTGCCTGGTCTTGGTTTTTACGGGTTTGGTCTTATCCACATGCTCGGGGGATTATCAAGAACAGCTACAGCAGCCCTCCGTCAACTTATCGACGCTGGTACGTTGTCCAATCTCCCTGCGGGATTTAAAGCAAGAGGGTTGCGAATTAAAGATGATGACGAAGCCCTTAACCCAGGAGAATGGCGGGATGTAGATGCACCAGGTGGAAACCTGCGTGAATCATTAATGCCACTTCCTTACAAGGAACCAAGTGCAACATTATTTCAATTACTAGGATTTGTTACTGATGCAGGAAGACGTTTTGCAGGAGTGACCGATATGATGATGGGTGAGAATGCAGGTAGTCAACAGCAACCTGTAGGAACAACCATGGCTATTCTAGAGCGAGGCATGAAAGTTATGTCCGCGATCCATAAAAGATTACACTATGCACAAAAAATAGAATTTAAATTATTAGCACAAGTTTTTGCTGAATACTTGCCTCCCGAGTATCCATATATGGTTGCCAATGGCAATCAAATGGTTAAACAAACGGACTTCGACGATCGTGTCGATGTCATTCCTGTGTCTGATCCAAATATTTTCTCCATGGCACAACGTGTCACACTGGCTCAGACACAGTTACAATTAGCACAATCAAATCCAGAGATGCACAATTTACATGAGGCGTATCGCCGAATGTATTCCGCATTGGGTGTTCAGAATATAGAGAAGGTTCTTCCACCACCTCCTCAGCCTCAGCCGACCGATCCTGCGATCGAGAACGCTGGAACATTGAACGCTCAAAAGCCTGTTGCGTTCCCTGATCAGGATCATTCCGCTCACATCAGGGCGCATCGGGCATTTATGTCATCGGTATTAGTTAAAACTAATCCTGCGGTCATGTCATTATTACAAGGACATATTACTGAACATGTAGGATACATGGCACGTGCAATGGTACAAGAAGAGATGCAACCTGAAATAGATCAACTTATGCAACAATATGGAGGTCAATTACCTCAAGAAGTTCAAGCACAGATCGAAATGCAAATGGAAAGTGCTGTTGCTATTAAGATTGCCGAAATTATTGAGCAAATGGTAGCAGAAGAACAAGAAATGTTTGACCAAATGGGTGATGATCCTCTTGTTCAGTTAAAACAACAAGAAATTGACATTAAAAAGAACGAAGCAGAGCTTAAAGCACAACAAATGGGTGAGAAACAAGCTCTTGAAGAGAAGAAAATGGCACAAAAAGAAGGTTTAGACCGTGAAAAAATGCAATCTCAAGAAGATATTGCTCAATTAAAGGCTAATGTTGCTCTTGATAAGGCTGAAGGAGATAGAAATATGGATAGATCCGAAGCTGCACAAGAGAGATTAATGAAAAAAGAGATGCAGAGGCAAAATGTTGCTATTAAACAGGCACAAATTAACAAACAAAATGCCCAAAGAACTCGAAAATAAGTTAAAAAAGCAAGTTTCTAATAAAAATTGGAGTAAAGATAAGAAAAATGCTTATATTTATGGTACATTACGAAAAACAGGATGGAAACCAAAAACACAAATGGCCTTTAAAGGTGGTTTGATAACTAAACCAAGACTAGCAAAGCGAGGTTACTAATGTCCGAAATGTTATTAGACGAAATAACCATAAAGGTTATGAAAGAAGCCTATGAAACGGCAAAAAGGCATACAAAAACACCAGATGATAGTATTTTTGTAGCAGGAGCTTTTATTAATGTTGCACGATTGCTTTATGTTGAAGCAATGGGGGAAGATAATGCTATGCATTTTATGAAAAATATTATAGAATGCGCAACTAATGTTGATAGACCAACATATCACTAGGAGGTAATATGCCGAATGTAGGAGGAAAAAAATTTCCTTACACAGCTGCGGGAATGCAGATGGCTAAGGAACAATCAGCGCAAACAGGACAACCTGTTGTTAAAGAATACATGGGTGGTGGACCTGTTCATTACAGTAATGGCGGTGATGTTATTGCTAGTCCAAAACATGGCAAGATAAAAACGAAAGTAACTCAAGGCCATAAAGGATATAGCAAAACTGTTACTTGGACATGACCTGTAAAAACTGCGAACATGGATGCCATTGTTCTAATGGTGGTTCTTGCACAT